TCTGGTAAATCGTCATGGAAAACAGATTCAGAATCCCATGGTTGTCGTCTCCACCCCTTATTATTTTTTACATAATCAAGTATAATTTTATGTTCTTCTTCAGACAAAACATTTCGTATGTATTGTATATTTTCTTCAGAATTTCCTATTTTTGCAACATTATTTAAATAAATGTCATCTTTTTCAGAAGGATCGATAATCATATACTTATTTTACCATACTCTTTAGGATACAACTTTTTGTCCTAATATTTCAATTTTTGGTTATAGATCTGACGAAGTTCTGTTGTTCCTAAAAATGTAGAACCAGCAAACTGAAACCTCATTGGAAAGGTGTATCTAAATCCTTCTAAAACCTCAAGTACTCCGTGAACATAGTTTTCGTTACCAGGAAACATAATTAAACTATTTGATTTAGGTTTAATTGTTAAATTATAATCTGGAAATTCTAATTCTCCGCCTTTATAGTTATCATTAATATAATACATACAGACAATATGTTGGTGTTTTTGAGCGTCTGTGTCTATATGGGGGGTCATCTTACTGCCCCTGCTCCACTTAGTTAAAAGATATTCACCCATAAAATTATCATTTGCTTCTATATCTATATCATAATAATCTATGCAGTTTATTCTAGCAGTTTGAAATATTTTTTTTAAAAGTTTAAGAATATTTTCTGGAATTGCTTCTTTATGGGTTCTTTCGGTGGTCCATGGCTCTTTAATCCAAATTTGATTAGAATTATTTACAAAATAAGATAATGTTTGATATTCTTCATCAGATAAAAAATTATCTACAACATATACATTTTTTGCAGAACTTCCTAACTTAGCAACATTTTTTAAATAAATTTCATCTTTTTCTAAATCAAGACGTTTTCTAAAAACTTCTTCATCCATTATCCCATTCCTCCTTCTCTAACTAAAAGAACAATGGCTCCATTGTCCTCAAGAGCCTTCTTTACCCTTATCATATATTGTACTGCAAGTTTTTTATCATCATCAAGCAAAGACATAAAAGATTTTTCTGAAGCACGAACGGTAATAAAACTATCATTATCTATTAAATCTAACTTAAATACATTCATGCTGGCCAGTCCATATTCTTAATTCCAATCTTATCTATGGCTTTAGATACCCATTTCTTTACGTTTTTGCGTAGCCGATATAGCATGAATGTCTGCCCCCAAATCTAATTGCTCAACCTTATAACCTACATCACGACCACATACAATGTTTGTAATGTTTGGTAATCTTAGCACCATTGCACTATCCATAAACTTATCTTTAGCAATGTAACCCTTTACCTGATCAAAGGTAAATGGGTCTTTCTCACTTGTGTTATAGGTATTACGGACTCCTACTAGTACCTGGCTTGTTCTCTTCCCCGCTTCTCTGTAAAGTGCATGATGCCCTTCATGCCATGGCTGATATCTACCAAGCATTAATGTTGTTGGTGCAGACCAATCATGTAATTTAAATTGTTTAATAATTTCTGTTGCCTTTTCGTCAGGATTCCATTCGTGACTAATAAAGGCCATATCAAAATTATTAGGAACTTCAAATATCTTATTAGTGTCTTCGAATCTACCCTTTTCGATAGTTTCCATATAAATCAAAATATCTGGTTTACCAAATGCTGCACGAGTTAATTCTGTCGGACATACAAAATCTACAATTACTGGCGCTACATTTTGCTTTGCAATTAACCTTGCCATCTCTCCCATACGACGAGCCTGTTCAATCCTATCTTCAGCGGTAAATCCAAGATCAGAATTAACCGTAGCCCTGACTTCATCTGCATTAAGATGAATTGCATTAATGCGTTCTTTAAGTGCTTTTGCTAGTTCTGTTTTTCCAGAACCAGGAAGTCCTATAATTTGAATTATCATTTTTTCTCCATTGTTAGTGCTTGCCAAATCTCTGACCAATTATCAGAATCCTTGTGACTGTTAAACTCTTTTGATATTGATCCACCCTCTAAGTATATCCCACCCCAAACTCCCCACTCTTTACTAGAAATGCCTACGGCAAAACAAGTTTTTACTACTGGGCAGTCCTGACATAACTTATCTATGGCAGGTCTTAAAGACTCTTCTTCTTCATATTTTTCAAAAAATATATTTGTGTCGTAATCAACACAAGCAGCGCTATCTTTCCATTTTAGTTTGTGCATTTATAAAACTTTCTGGTATGTCCCAACCATTTTTCCCTGGTACAAACTTACGAGTCATATACCATTTTCCATCAATATATGCACCATATTTTGAGGTTCTACCCTTTTCAGACCTATATCTATTAATAACAGACCATCCATCCCAAAATAACGTATTGCTTGAGTTTACTATTTTTTCCATTTGCTCTAATGACTTGATATTCATATCTTCTCCTAGTATCTAAAGATTCCAACTTCTATATTTTTTAATTCTGCTTCCTTAACTAATTTTGAAACAGAATCGTTTGGTGTTGATAAAAATGCAAAATAATTAAAGTCTTGTATGTTTTCTTCAATCCAAGAAGGAGGCACCTTATACATTTTAATCTTCTTGCCCCTTGATCTCATACTGCGTTCAGACACATTAACAAATTCCATTACCATAGAATTTATTTTTGCTGGTCCTGCTGTATAAATATAAAAGTATGGATCATCCTCTTTAGCACTTGAGAGTGCTACCCCCATAGCACGAAGAAAAACCTGGTAGTCGTCAAATGACTTACTACCCTGCACTCCCACTATCATCTAGAGTCCCTTCTCTTAATTTATCTATAATAAATATCATCTTATCTAATTGTACCCTATTCATAGTCATTGTGTCAACCCTTCTTGTGGTTTCTTTGTTAACTGTTCCATCAATAGACATATCTGCCACATATAATGCATTATCTTTAATCCAGTAGGCCCTGTTGTCCATAATTATTACCTTAATGTTATTTTTTGCCTCATGGATCTTAGATTGAGTTTTTTTAATTTTTTTAATTTTTGTGCCCTTTGGCAGTAACGGAAATATTAAAGAATGAATATGGCTTTGGCTATACCTTATAGGTTTTATTTTTCTTTCTTGTAATATATTATGTTTAGCCTGAAACTTTTCAAACAAATATATTAAAATAAAAGCCAATATAAATCCTGATATGTATTTCATTATGGACTTATTATACTACCTATTGAATCAGATTGCGCTTAATCTCCTTAAGAGAAAATTGCATGTCTTCATCTAATTCATTAATATTTGTTTCATCAAAGGCACGACTAGTTAATGAAACCATCGGATTGTTTAAAGTAACATCCATATTGATAAATCCCAATTCCCAAAGTTTCATAGCAGAGGATATAAAATTATCTAATACCAATTTATGTAACTCAGGGTTTATGTTTTCTAAATCTTTGTTAAAGGTATACAGCATTTCTCCAGTATCTGGATCAAGCGCTGCTGGCTCTACTACGCCAGATAATACCAATTTATCGAAATCACTTGGTTCTTGCATTTTTTGACTTTTCTCGCTGTTGGGCAAGTACAGCAAAATCTTTTAACTTGGTATCTCCAAGATATCCCCAAGCATATCCATCCTCAATCATATGATCATTAATAGATACGGTGTCTCCATTAACATAAAGCCAACCAAGAATTCTGCCATACTTCTCAGAAGAATCTGGTTTTTCAGTTTTAATTACTATTAACTCTGCGTCTTTTAATTTTGTTTTAAGATATTCTTTTGCTTCAAGTCCGAGACTTTTTTCAAATTTATCTTTGGTACGTGATTCTGGAGTATCTATACCAGCAAGGCGTACTCGCTGGGAGAAAGATACATTGAACCCAAGGTCAATGTCCACATCAATAGTGTCTCCATCTACTACACTCGTAATCTTTTTTACTCTATATTCGTACATTAGTTTTCGCTTCCAACCTGTCGGTTCTCAATAAGTCGTTCTCTTTCGTCAACAATTTCTAATGCAAACTTCATCATATTGTCATACCCAATTGCATTATCCATTGCCTTATTGTAATGATGTCCACAAAACAATAGGTCAGACCCAGTCTTTCCGATTACCTTTACATAAGCCTGAGCAGAGCAACGATCACAACGATCTGTTGCATCAAGAAGCCATACCTTTTCTTCTTCTTTGCTCTTTAGCATACTGAACATATTATACCTTTCTATTATCAGTTTTATAAAAACCAGAGCCGTTAAAGGTGACTCCTATATTAGAGTATACACGAACTAGAGGTTTATTGCAAGTATCACATGAGTACCCTGGATCATTTTCAGACATAGACCTAACCTTAGTATATCTTACGGCACAGGCCATACAATCATATTCGTACGCTGGCATTACTTTGTCTTCTTTTTAGCCTTAACTTGCCAAACTGGAAGGTTAAGTTGGTCTCCAGACCACTCATAGCCTAGAAGTTTGACAACGAACTTAATAATTTTAATACGCATTATTTCACCTTCTTGCCAAATTTGGCCCAGACTCTTTCGTGAAGATAATAAAATGTCATCTCTAGTGCCATATACGATATCGCATATAGACCAACATATTCCCATTCAGCCTCACCATAAATTATATGACTTGCTGCAAATAAAATTCCAGCAACAAATGTAAAATGTACAAATGGCCAACTAATTGTTTTTAGAAGGCTTTTCTTTTTTGATTCCATAACTCCTCCTATACTATTTATATTATAGCACCTTACCTGCAGATTGTAAAGTTATATGTATTTTCCCATGCCGTAATGTCTTTTTCATCATTTAATAAAGGCTGTCCTTTTATATTTAAACTTGTATTTAGTAGTATTGGAACCCCAGTCATAGTATACCAATTAGACAGAACCTCGTATAGACCTGGATGCTGTTGTCTATTGACCGTCTGCACCCTTGAGGTTCCGTCTTTATGAACAACAGATGGTATTTTGTCTGGCCTTAAGCATTTTACAGCATACTGCATGTATGGCGATGAAAATCTCATATCAAACCATTTATCAGCGTGTTCTTCCATAACTACTGGAGCAAAAGGTCTAAATAGTTCTCTTTTTTTAATAAGATTAACTTTATCCTTTATAAGTGGGTCTCTAGGATCAGCAAAAATTGATCTATTTCCTAAAGCCCTAGGACCATATTCTGCTCTTCCTGTTGCTACTGCTGCCACCTTATCTCTAATTAAACTAGTAATAATTTGATTTACTGGATACTCCCCGCCTAAATCATGACCAAGATATGGGCTTTTCCAATTTAAATGCTTTCCATAAAACGCTGCTGCTGCACCAAGAGATGATCCTGCGTCTCCAGGATTGGGCATAATCCATACATCATCAAACATTCTCCAAAGCATCGTATTCGCTGCACAATTTAAAGCACATCCCCCCATAAAAACAAGATTGCGCTTGCCTGTAAGTTTTTGTGCCATCGACATAAAGTTTACTAATCTATTTTCATATACCCGTTGTACTGCTGCTGCAATATCAAACTTATCTTGTTCTGTAATGGGCATATCCCAATCAAAAATGCCTTTATGAAAGTTATATTTTTGTTTTTGTAAGTCTGGAAAATATTCATTTACCTTAAGAAAATATTTTGACCAATCTCCGTATGCCGCCATGCCCATAAATATATATTCTTCTTCATTAGGTTTTAGTCCAACTAACTGCGTAAATGCCGAATAAAATAATCCAAAACTAAATGGATAATTTTTTTTATAAACAGATTTTATATCTGATCCTTGACCCACCCAAATACTTGAAGTGTTATATTCTCCGATTGCATCTAATACAACTATGACCGCATCATTAAACTTACTTGTATAGTACCCAGCGCAAGCATGTGAATAATGATGATTAAAATATTTAATTGGTAAATCCATTGGGATATTCGGCTTCCAATCAGCAGCCCCACCCTTTAAAAATATTCTTGATCGTTTCAACTGAGGATGCTCATAGTATGCAATATGTGTTGGCGTCCCATAATTTAAAAGATCTAGGTAAATATCTTTATTGTTATACCAGTCATTTTTTTGCTTGCTGTACCTTTCTGCATGTCCAGAAAATAAAATTTCTCCGTCTTTAATTAAAGATACAGAAGCGTCATGAGAAGTTTCATTTATTCCAAGTATTATCATTTTAATAAATATACCTTCTATTATTGTCTGCCTTTTTTATTTTACGAATTAAAAAATAAAGTTTAATTTTTTTAATTATTTTTTTCATGCTTCTCCTGTCGAATAGACCATTTCTCTCATATTATGATACCAATGAGGCAAGGAATACCTAGAACCGCTTGTTATCGGATATACTTCGTGAACATATAAAAAGTTAGAAGGAAAAAAAATAATACTTCCTGCAGGAGGCTTAATTTTTATTTTAGAATTTTGAAACTCTATTTCTCCACCCTCATAGTCATCGTTTAGATAACTTACAGTGGAAAGAATCCTACTGCTAATGCCGTGATCAATATGTGCAGGCAAAAATCCGCCAACTTCGTATCTTAATAAATGAATGCTGAATTCTCTATTTTTTATATTTTTTCCACAAAAGGGATAAAGTGTGTTTGCATAATGATTGGTAGCAAAATCTAAAGATTCATATAGTTTTTTGGATATACTTAGTTGCTCATTAAAATAATAGTCGCTAGGCTTTATGGCATGCTGTGGGGGTAAAAACTTTTGCCAACAAAAAGTTTCCATAGTTTTAGCGCTTTCATTTTGCCATGGCTTCCATGGCTTTATATTAGTAAAAGATGTTCCATGTTCTTTATTCTCGTATCTTTTATCTAAAGAGTTAAGGTCTTCTATAATTTGTCCAGGTTCTTTAATTACATTTTTATATAATACTAAACCAAGATCTAAA